GGAAATTCTTCCTGAGCATCTACATCATTTGATCACAAGAAAAGTAACCAAGAGAACTGTTATGACAACACCTTATGGGGTGACGGAAAACAGTGCTCGTGATTACATCCGTCAGGAACTCAAGGGTATTCCTCTTGAGAAGGGTGAGTTACAGATGATCGTGAAAGCTATCTATCGTTATGGTGTCAAACAAGTCTTTGATGGTCCTTGTCGTTCTATGGAGTTCATCCAGAAGGTGGCGGGTGAATGTATCAAGGCTGGTAAGACAACTGTTGAATGGGTGACACCTTCTGGGTTTCATGTTGTTCAGGAGTATCGCCGTAGTGATGTAGATAGAATTAAAACCAAACTGTTGGGTGAAACTGTACTGACAAACCTGCTAAAGGAATGGGATGAACGACAGATCAACCTAGCTAAATCCAAGACAGCAGCATCACCCAATCTAGTTCATAGTTTGGATGCAGCATTGCTTCACCTTGTATTTGCGGAATGGTGTGCCCCATTTACAGTGATACATGATTGTGTGCTTGGTCGTTCCTGTGACATGGATGACATGGGCAGAGCAATCAGGGACAAATTTGTTGAGATCTATTCCCAACCAGTCCTCAAGGATTGGGCTACCCAGCTGGGGGTTGACTTTGATGAAGATGTCATGTTAAATACCCTTGACATCAATGATGTCCAACAATCCGCTTACTTCTTTTGCTAATGGAACTAAAGGAAATTGCTGAGCTTTTGGGTCTTCACCCTTCTGTGATTGATAACTACTACGAAGAGTGGCAGTTTCAAGAGAAGGAAAGTGACGAGGATCATTATAAGGTAACCTTTGAGGAGTACCTTTGTAATGTCTTTGCTGAGTGTGCCTTTTTAACAGAAGCTGCCGAAAACGGTAGCAATGCTATGGCATGTCTTGAAGCATATGATGAAGCGTACACCACTGTTGAGAGTATCCTTGACGCCTGAAATCTTGGAACTAACTATTCCCTCCGACGCTTACGCTATTGAGTTAGCGGAAAGCATTAACATTGGCTATGGCCTTTGTTGGTCACCAGAACATGTTCAGTATTGGGCAACCCGTGCTGATCTTGAGCTGGATGACACCCTGGTTGAGTTTCTCGACCTTATTGCACAACACGAATTTCTTACCAAAGATGTCTGACACACGTTTCATCATCACCACAAGCCTCGAAGGTTACATCAACGCACTAGTTCCTAGTGGTAAGTTTAACAACTGCACCATTGGATTTAAGGTGCCTGATGAGTACCTGACTAAGTTTGAAGATGCCTATCAAAAGGCATTGGAATGGGGCAAGAACAAAATGGCCGGTAAGCGATTCTCTGCTGAACTCCCTAAGTGGGATGAAGAGGGATTTGTTAAGGTCAGCTACGGTGGTGAAAGTACCACTCCGATGTTCCCTTGGGTGGATACAGATGGAGTACCGATTGATCTTGACACACAGATCTGGAAAGGTACTGTTGTTAAGTTGATCGTGGATCTAAAGCCTTATGTCTTTGGGCAGAAGGTTGGATGTTCCGTTAAGGTCAGAGGTGCTCAGGTCCTTAAGCTGGTTAGCGGCGGAGGCTCTGACAGCGGTGGATTGGACGAGGATGGCGTTGCTGCGCTGTTTGGCAAGACAGAAGGCTTCAAGGGTGGTAGCCCCTCCTTTGAGCCTACTGAGGACCCTGGTGTAGGGCCTGTTGGGTATGACGCTGACGACGTACCCTTCTAATGGCTGGCTACCGTAGCCGTCTGGAGGAAAGGGTGGCACGGTGGTTAAAACTAAATGGGCATCAGTTCGAGTATGAAACCCTCAAACTAAACTACACATTATCGTCAGTATACACACCTGACTTTATCATGCCCAATGGAGTTATCTTGGAAGCCAAGGGTTATTTCAAACCAGAAGATCGAAGAAAGATGTTAGCCGTAAAGAAGCAGCATCCTGATCTTGATATTCGACTTGTCTTCCAATCTCCACAAAATACTCTCACGAAAACCAGTAAGACTACCTACGCTATGTGGGCAGAGAAGAATGGTTTTTTGTGGGCACCATCACACGACATCCCCCATGACTGGTTCGATGATTTCCACAGCAACAGCTAGTAAGGAGGAAATCCTTAAGCGACTTGGTGAACATTTTGCTGACACCCTTGTTGAGTGTCTGGATTATGTCCATACAAAGGACATCAGCCCT